CCATGCCTGCCTCAAACATCCGGCCTATATTTTCTTCGGTGAACATCTCAAAAGAAGGATCATTAACGGCCACATTGACCATAGACAGGAACTCCTGAGCTGCCTCCTGGCCAAACTCCGCAGGAACCTGAATCCCTGCTTCTTTTGCGATCTTGGCAATTTGGAGCACAGCCCGATTGGTCACGGTTTTGTCGGCGGATTTCTTGGCGGTCATCACCGCTCTCCTGAAAGCCGCCGCCTTCTGGGGGCCTAAGACCTTATCGATAATCCGGATATTACCACCGGCCAGCTCTACAAAGGCCGCCACAGTGCCGGTCGCCAAGGCCGACCAGGGGTTATTAATACCCTGCTCCATATTTTCGCCCCAGTTCCCGCCTGCCTCCATAGGCATCACACCAGCGACCACACCGGCTTTGGCCCCGAATTGTTTCATTCCCTGTTTCTGCAGCGCGCTCATCGAAACGCGGTCGACCCAACGAGTCGCATGTTTTTTAGCCGCTCGACTGGGGACGCCCTTTGCAAGATAGCGCTTCATCGTTTGCTTGATGAGCTGATTGCGAACCCTGCGACCGAAGAACCCCGCAACCGCACCGGCAGCCGTTCCTGGGCCAGGTGCTGCGGCGGACCCCACAGCTGCGCCAATCACTCCCGACAGGACAGCCTCGATCATAGAGGGCATCAACTCGCCAGCGGTCCCCTGCGCCCAATCGATCGCCCGACCGGTCTTGTCAAGGATCCCCTCGCCTTTCATTATGTCGCCAAGCTCAAAGCTGGCCGGATATTCAGAGGCCTCTTCCATCTTCTGTTTATAGCCTTCATAGCCCCAGTTCTGCAGGCCCTCTCCAAGACCAACGGTTTTCTCCAGTCCAGCCCCTGCAAGCCCAGCGAATCCATAAAATGTACCGGCCAGCTGCTTTTTGCCACGCTCCCAGCCACGAGCGACATCCCCCATCTCAGCCACGTTTTCCTCAGTGCGCTCCTGACGTGCCTGGCCCAAAACAGCCCCGATTTTATCAGCGATTGAGATCGGCCCTTGCGCCGCTTCTTCGTCTAAAACGCCTTGGATCCTATCAGAGATAATCCCCATTGTTATTTTCCTTGTCGCGTATTGTCATATTTTTGGAGAATCCTTAGCCGCGTCAGCCCCGCGTCGCTTTTTTTCAACTCTCTAAAATAAGCCAGTTGCTCTTCGTCGGTAAGGATATCCAAAACGCCCAGCACTTTGTTAGCTGTCACTTCTTCGTCGCCGCCGCTCCCCCAGGCCCTTTCTATCATCTTGCCACCGCTCTCATCAGCCAGAGCTTGCCCCGTCCGCTGGTTGCGCATGACCCCGTCAGACCCCTCTATGTATTTATCAGTCGCGCCTGGCGTAGGTCTCACCTTGGCGGCCTCCACCAGCGCCTTGCCGCGAATGCCTGCAGCGCCCTTCGTAGCTTCACCCGCGATGCGTTGCTGCTCGACGCCAGTTTTACCTTTGATATTTTCCTTTTCAAGATTGATCATATCCTCTTTGGTCAGCCTGGCCGGAAAGCCCAGGGCCTCCTGCTTGGTCAGGTATTCCTGATCGGTGAGCGGATCATAGAAGGTTCGATCGGTGCCTCTGATTGCTTCCACTATCGGAGATTTCGTCTTTTGCCGCGCCTCAAAGGCCGTGTCGACCGCTTCGGGCGTCGGGCGGGGCCTGCCGGTCCCAGCGGTTATCACTCCCGCTGAAGTGGTTGGGACATTTGTCCCAACCCCTGCTTGAGCCAACCGCTTGCCCCTCGTGGCAGTCTTCATCGAACTCTTAGGCTTGAAAGAAGGCTGGCCAGCTACCGCACCCGCGTCTTCAGGACGACTGGGCGCAACTGTAGCGCCGCCTGGCTTAATCTTCGGGAACAACCCTTCTGTCAGCTTGATCGGCGCACCAACAGGCCTATCCACTGGGTTTACAGCCCCAGTATTAACGTCGCGGCCACGATACGTGTGCGGCGCTGGCCCCATCCTGTTCTCATTAATAAACTCCCTGAGATGCTGCGTGTCAGGGGGCCAAAACCTCTTACTGTCTGCAGCTGGCGCTGGGGCGGCTGGCGCTGCCGGATCCGGTGGAAGGTTTGCTGGCCTTCCAGCCCCGATCACCTCATTGCGGGTCTTCGTATTCTGCTTCCAGTATTCGGTGGTGTAGTCCTTGCCTCCATACCCATACATTGTAGGCATTTTGTGTACCTCCTAAATCAAGGATAATAATTATTATAATGTGCAACCATCAGCGAATGATTTATGTTGCCAGAGAAGCTGTTCGATGTTCCGTAGCTGGTCGAGTCAGACCGCGCCTCGCGGTAACCCAGAGAGGCTGTCGCGCTAACTGAGCCGAATGCGGCAGCCAGCATCTGAGAGGCCACCTGGGACGAAGCGACCAGTCCATTGTTGGCCAGCTCGTACTGAGCGATCAGGGTCCTTATGGTCATGTCGACCTCTTTAAGCTGCATGTCATAGATCGATTTGGACTCCTCAATTCTGGCAGCATAAGCCCTGGAGGTGCCATCGATGTCCGCCTGCAGCCTTGCGATTCTGGCCTTGAAGACCTCGACATCCAGCCGCTCGATGCTCACCTTAACCGCCGCCTCTTTTACAGCCGACTCAACATCGGCCAGATATTTTTCGATATCTGCGCGGTAGATCGCCACCTCCTGCTCTTTAACCTTCAGGGTGGCCTCTGCCCTGGCTATGTCCACTCCCGCCTTGGCCTTGTAGCCCTCAACCACGCTTTCATAAGCCTGCGCCTGGGCCTTGTACAGCTCCACCTTGGTCAACTCGCCCTGGATCTCGGCCTTGTAAGCCTCGTAACGAGCGGTCACCGCTTCCACCTGAGCTGCATAGGCCTCAACCAGGGCCTTGAAATTCTGAACTCTGGCCAGGTCCACCTCAGTACGGATCTTTGCGCCCTGCATTTCGGCGACATACATGTCGACCAGGGTCTTAACTCCGTTCACCTGGGCCGTATAGGCCTCTATCAGCGCCCGTTGGGCATCCACGCTGGCAGACACGCCTGCGATCTGAGCCTTGTACATCTCCGCCTTAGCGATCTCCCCGTCAATTCGGGCTTTATACACAACGGCCAAGGCCTGGTAGGCCTGTAGCTGGGCCTTGTAATATTCAACCTTTATCCCGTAGATTATGACCGCCGACTCCACAACAAACTTAGCAGACTCGAAAGCACGAGCCATCTTGCTGTTGTGATAGGTCAGCCACATCTCTTCATAGTCCAGCCCAGCCGACATCATAAAATGGGTGTTGTCCTGGGCCAGCTTGGACTGCTGGACGAGGATGTCATTGTTTATGTCTTCGCGCACCCGATTAATCTTGTAATTCACCTCCATTAGGCCAGCGGCCAGCGCGCCTGGAGGCAGGGGAAATCCCCTTGAAGCGAAAAAGCTCAGAGCCTCGTCATAGGCCTGCTGGTTTTCCAGCTCCTGACGGGCGGTCGCCCGATCGTAAATGGCCTGCTCGGTGGCCTCGTCTAAGCCGGTGCCTCCCTGCTGGATGTTGTAAACCAGCTTGTCCTTTATAGCATCGTTCACGTCCGAGGTGTAAGCCTCTTCAGTAAAGCTATACACGGGTTCCGGTGGCGTCAGATCTGCTACCGGTGGACTGCCCTCAAACTGCGGCAAATTGTAATCTGGAGGGCCAGGGATAGAGATGGCGTCCAGCACAGGAAGCGGAGGCAGCGTAATCGTCGGCGCTGTCGGAATCTCCGGATCAGTAATATCCGGTGGATTCGCGCTGAAAACCGGAAAGGGCGCGTCCGGCACCGGCACCTCCCTTACATTGGGATCTGCTGCGCTGAACTCCGGAGCTGGATCCGAAGTGATGATCACGCTGGCCGGATCGGGCCGGTTGCCCTCAAAGTCCACGTCAGCGACAGATATGGGATCAACTACCAGAAGGCCAGGGTCCGGCATCTGCAGGGTGTCCAGGCCCATCAGATCTTCGCGGGTGTAGGTGGGACCGGTCCAAAAGATTTCGTAGTATTTGTTCGCCAGCTGGCCGATATAATCAAACGCCAGGGCCTCGTAGGTCTCTACGAAGTTTTCAGCCTGGGTAAAGCGCTCACCCACTAACTCCCCAGAACTGGAGTTCTGTACGGCATGTGTAATCAATTCAGGCGGTGGTATAGATGATGGCATTTTTAACCTCCAATGACTTCTTGTTCAGGATATTCGTGATCTTCGTAATCGGCACTCCAGGCAACAATCCTGAAGGTGCCATTACAGTAAACCGGCTCGTCCTGGAACTCATCAAACTCAGGGATCACCAATGACCATGCTGGTCGGTCGGGATGTCTTGCAAAGCTGCGCTTAAACAGCTTGCCATCGTCAGTCCACACCCCGTAAAAATCATGTCGGTAATCCAGCGCCGCCCTACGCGGCACATGGGCTATGGCACACTGGCGTCCGGCAGAACTCACGTCGAAATAGTAACGGACGTCAGGCGTATATGGGTACTGGTCCGAGTCGTCGTAATTATGTAAAAACGGGTGGCCGGTCCAATTGTGATGCTCATCGGTCCCTCCACCCTGCTCGCCGGTCGGATACTCGACCCCATTTACCCACAGGGTTTCAGCCCACGAAGCCGTTTCCTGCTGATGCCACCACTCGGCGACACAAGGCGCTAAGTAGTCCGGATAAGACGGGTGATCCTGGATGCAGCACCAGAAAAAAGGCTGGCCAAGATAATCTGAGCGCGCCGTCGTCAAGATCGCGGTATGCGTCTCCCGTCCATAGAGCATGGCCCCTTCTGTTTTGTTGCGCATACAGGTCCACAATTCGTTGTTCTCACAATAGGTCGATGTCCTCGTATCATTGTAGCTGTAGTTGTGCGCCTGTCCGGCGATCGAGACATCATCGACCCAGCGGGACCCGCCAGGAAACCACCAATTAGGACCCTTATACTGCCTGTGGTTATTCTGCGGCAAAAGAGCTGGTCCGGTCAGTGGGATATACTTCTGTTCCTGAAAGGCCTTATCGGCAGCATAGTCCTGCTGAAACCAATATTTGACCGTGTTAGGTTGTCCGGAACACGGCCAAGGAGGACCAGGATAATCCCCGCAGCCTTCCGCCGAAAAGGTGATTCCCCCGCCACTCTGAGTGCAGCTTGGGAGGTCCTTGTTCTGCAGATGGTTCGTAATCGGGTGTGGCATCATAAGCGGAAAGGGCGGATCCGGATAAATATCGTAAATGTCCCAGTACCATTTCCCCTCGGTCCAGCCATCGATATAAAACCAGTAGCGCGTTGTCCACTCCGCATGGTTATAAAAGCGATTATAGGCCTTCCAGAGCATGGCACCGGCATAGCCATCATGCAATGGCGAGTCACAGCAGGCATCCTCATAACAGTCAGTTGCAACCGCTTCGGTAGGGTGGATGTACGCATGATTGTTCACCGTCTGGGTGTACTCTCCATCCCAGTAACTCAGAGCAAAGCTGTCACTATTGCACGGGTAGTCGGTGATATCGCAGCGCTTTGCTCCCTCCATTTCCCCACCGTAATGCTGGATCTCCATCGGCATCCATGACGGATAGTTCTTTAAGTTGGTCTTCCACTGGCAGGCCGTAAAGGATTGCCTGGGCGCATCAGCTGCCACCTTGACAAACTTGCCACCAGGGCCAAATTCCTCAAAAAACACATAGATCCCGATAAACGAAGAGACCATAGACCCTGGGGAGACCTCGCTTTCCCGCTCCACAAAGCAATCAAAGGCGATCATTAACCCGCCTTCATGGCGGGGGTCGCGCTGACGCTTAAAGCGACGCTTTTTCTCCACGCCCCTGACAGGGATAATGATCTTCTCCTTGCCATGCATCACCACGATGAAGTGGTGGCCCTCGCGTTTGCCATAGTAGATATCGAGACCTTTGTTGGCGACACGCAACACGCTAAGATGCTGCATCGCCGCATGGATCTTTGGCTCCTGCTCGGAGACCGAGATCTCTGCCTCTGCTTCTTGGGCAACCAATAAGACCTCCACTCCTTGTCTGTTGATCTTAATCATCGGGCGTACCTCAATACCTGGTCCTCAAAGCGGGTGTCGTCTTCCAGGAACCCGCCCTGCCCATCTTCGGCCCCCGTTCCGACCGGCTGCATAACGAGCGTCGGTAGATCTACATCGAGGAACATGCTCTGCGTGTAAGCGCTGGCATCTATCCGCAAGTCCGGAAGGTTGCGGTCCAGCGCCAGCAAGTCACCGGCTGCTGCCGATGCCGCTATTTTTAAGGTCGGCAAATTGGCGTCCAGGTTCGCAACATGCGCGGAACTCATGGCCATCTCGACCATTAAGGCAGGCAGCTTGGCATCCAGGCCCCCCGCCAGCGGAGCTATGCCGGTTGCCTCGATTGTCATGCCTGGCAGCCTCTTGTCCACAGCTCCGTAGAGATGCGGCAAGGTTGCTTCTATCTGTAGGGCAGGGAGTTGGAGGCTGTCGGCCCTTGCACCGCCATTCGACTCCCCTACAAGCGCCGGAAGGCTCTTGTCGAGAAAAGCGATTCCCCCACCAAGACCGACAGCCTCACACTCTAAAGCAGGCAGATTCTCGTCAAGCTCACTGCCTGCTCGTGCATCTAATTCCAGGATGGGCATTCTACACCCACCGCTTCTCGTCTCACCACGGTGTCCGAATTGCCCCTCGCTCTCTATGTGCGGCAAAAGCGTAGGGTCTATCGGATCCGTCCAGATGAAATATTCATAAATCCAGCGCGTGATGATGCTCATCATGTTGGGCAAATAAGCAGCACCTGGGATCTGTAGCGTGTCGACAACCCGCGCTGCATCCACGAGATGCATGTGCATGCCATCGTCGACAGCCATGGCCGCAGTTGTCCCTGAACCCAGTGCCAGCGCAGGCACACTGTGATGGTGATAAGCGTCCTGGACGACTAAAGTCATTTAGACCTCCCCGATATTACAGGAATAACCCATTCAAGAGATTCTTGATAAACACCAAACCACCTATCTTCATCATTGGCAGTTTGGTTTAAGAGCTTCCTGTATTTTAAAGGCAACGATCTCCAGCAACTACTGCAAAAAACTGCCTCTTTCTTTAACCTGTTGCCACACACACAGCGCAAATCTTCTATCGTTGCCAAAAAAAAATAAGCAAGCGATGGACGATCCATTAGGCCTCCCCGATCAAAAACCTCAGTTGAGGCTTTTGATTTTAATTAGCCTCACATGAGGCTAATTTCCGATCAAAAAGTTCAGTTGCACCTTTTGATTTCTCCGATCAAAAGCGCAATGTTGCGCTATTGATTATGCGCCGTAGTATTCAGGCAGGGTCAGCTTAAACGTATCGATCGTATAGGTCGAACCCACCACGATCGAGGTGCTGGTCATATTCAGATCTGCACCACTGGTCCCTACTGAGCCGTCTACCCTCGGAAGACTGGTGTCTGATCCACCGGCATCGGTCGCGTTGCCCACAAACCGGAACCAGCCAGCCGTCCCGTTGGCCAGGCCATTGTCCTGCCAGGTGTCCCCAGCGGCCTTGACGATAAAGCCAGTGGCGGCATCGCCGAATTCCAGACCGTTAGCATAGGCCCCATGGGCGAAAGCACCGCCGTCGACCGAGATCTCCAGCAGCAGGGTCCCAGATACCGCAGTATCCGCATTAGCCGGTTGGCTGCCCGAATAGATCCTTATGACCCCGTCCTTCAGAAGGTCTTTAAGAGATCCGCCCTTGCAGGATACCAGGGTGAAATACGTTCCCGTTCCCTCTGCGGTCAAAGCATCGCCTCCGACCAGGACCAGGGTCCCGATAGCGACAGTGGCGATCGTGTACGGCGTACCGTTAGTGTCGTTATTGGTGGTTCCTTCCACATGCACCTCATCGCCAGGCACAAAGCCAGCGGTTACGAACCCATTGCCGGTGTCGGTGATTTCATCGGGATTTGCATCGACGAACGCGATCCCGTTCCCGACCATCAGCGCTCGTGGCTCGGCAATCTTGCCCAGCATTAAATCCCTTATTCCAGTTGAAAGTCGAAGTGTCATTGTTCTTACCTCCTTAAGATTGTGATGGTTTACGATTCAAGACGACCGGAATCAGCCGAATCGAATCTACGGAAAAATCAGACCCCCTCACGTTCTCCACCCGCAGCACCCAGTAACGCCCCTTGGCATTCCGAGGTAAAGGCACCACAGAGGTGTGCTGCTGCTGGTTCGCGTGAATTGGCGTGACATTGAAAATACGTTCATTCTCATCATCGTCCTTTATGATCAGCGTGAGCTGGCCATCGGTCTCATACCCGAAATAAGCGCGTCTAAAGCGCTTCTGGTGCTCAATGCCAAAGTCTGACGTGACGGTCTCAAAAAAAGCCTCGATCTCTGTGCCGTCATCGGTGTCTCCAGAATCCAGCTCAAATATCCCATCGTCGCTGGCCCCCAGGTAAACATCCCCGAATTTGCACATCGAATTAAAATTGTAGTTTTGATACTGGCTGGCAGCTAAGCGTTCCAGGGCCAGGCACAGTCCTAAGAAATCAGCCATTGACCACCTCCAAAATCATGTCGTCCCAGCCCAACCCGTTGGGATAGGTTGCGTCGTACAGGGTCAAGCGCGACTGGTACTCGCCCACCTTCAACGCTTCGATGTGGCCCAGGTTGCTCAGGGTCAGACGACCGGTTGCGCCAGTGGTAGTCCAATCGAAGACGTTGGCCACCAGTCTGGAATCGAGTACATAGTGTGGGTTGTCCACCCCGCCGATATGGATGGTCATGCGGACGGTGCCGGTGATGTTGACATTGCGCCCATCAGCGCGCAGCCCCACGCTCACTGCATTGTCTCGGCCTTTGTAAATTGTCTCGTGGATCATGAGTAAATTCTCCGAGGTGTTGTTAAACTGGTTAAAAGCCTCACGGTTGTCTCAGAGCGCATAGTGGTCGGCTCTACGACAACCAGGAACGATTCAGGGATCAGCCGATCGATGTGGTCCACACGAACCAGGTGATAAGCCTCAACAGCAGTAATGGTTATATCCAACCCAACAAGGCTATCGGCGACATGAACAAGCGCATCGCCTGTGATGGTCAGGGTCTGGGACAGGTCGAGGGGGCCATCATCGACCAGGTCGTGGTTGGCCTCGTTGACCTGTAATGCCAGGGTGAGGTTGTCTGAGACCACAGCGTGAGAGGCCTCGGCAACGGCGAGCGTGATACCAAATGCGGGAATCGCATCTACGGCATGGACATGATAGCTCTCGCCCACTGAAAAGACGTAAAGCCCATCGTCGGTCAGAACGTGATAAGCCTCGGCAACCCACCACAAGGGATCAACGCTCACAACAAGGTGGTAGGCCTCGGCGATGGTCAGCGCACCTGACAGGCTAATGCTATCTACAGCGTGGGAATGGTAACTCTCGTGTACTGAAAAGACATAAAGGCCGTCGTCGGCCAAGACGTGATAAGCTTCCTGCACCCACCATAAAGGATCGCTGGTGGCAATCGCGTGATACATTTCGTCGACCCACCACAAGGGGTCGCTGGTGGCAACCGTGTGATACGCTTCGTCAACCCACCAGAGCGGATCCCGCGAAGCAACCGAGTGATAAGCTTCCTGGACCCACCATAAGGGATCCTGGGGGACGTTCAGATGGAACGCATCCTCTGGGAATATGTGAGAGACCCCAGTCTCCAACAGGTACAGCTCATCGATATAGAGGTAGTGCAGGGGCGTCCCTGTCCAGTCATGGAGGAAGCGCACCTGGGCCGTTTTCCCAGACACATAATTGGCGACATTAAGCTCCCAGGTGTAGTCGTAATCGTCGTCGCCCACGCTTTCCATATCGCGGGTGGCAGCCGTAAGATCGTCCCAGCCTGGCACGATATAATTATAGGCCTGGACCTTTACGATGTGAGAGGGGTTGCCCACATATCGGCCATTGAGGTTCACCCACAGCTCAGAGAGGCTGGTCGGGATGTCGTCGAATGTAAAGTCGACTCGGAAACCAGGATCTCCGGTCGCCTCATCGATTCGCATGTGGACGCCATTGTCCTGCTTGGTGTCTGAAAGAGCGCCGTCCCCAAGGGACCCAGGGCCGACTTGATAGCTGTCAGCCCACCGGTCATAGAGGATCAAGGCAATCGGGCCGTCATCGGCGGTTACATGAGCGCTCTCGTCTACCCACCACAGGGGCTGCCGGTCCACTATTAGGTGATAGGCTTCTTCGACCCCCAAGGCTCCAATATCCAGCACAAGGCCACCGACAAGGTGAAGGTGGTAGGCCCCCTCCACCGAGAAGACGTCTGCCGTATCTATAACGTGGAGGTGATAGGCCTCTTGGACCCACCACAATGGATCGCTGGTGACTAATAGGTGGTAGGCCTCCTGGACAGGAAGCTGGGTGACCGGCTGACACTGATCCACTGCGTGAAGGTGATAGGCTTCATTGACCCACCAAAGTGGATCTTGCGCGACGTGAGCGTGTATAGCGCCTGCGATGGAGAAGATCTCGATGTCCAATGCGTCATTATCATCGACATCGTGATAGCAGTTGAGATCCCCAGGCAGAACCGTGCGCGCTCGCACCTCCATCCGGACCAGAAACAGGAACTCGTTGACCAGGGCATAATTCTTAACGTCGGCGGTCATCGTCTGGTCGTTGCCCGATGTGGATTTGTAGCACCAGTCGGTCGTGTTGTACGGGAACTTATGCGCCGCGCTGACAAAAATGTGGATAAGGTGGTCGAGGGTGTCATCAACGGCAAAAGGCACCCAGTCAGACCATGCCGTCTGACCGGCAGCTATGGCCTTGGAGTCGCTGCCCCCGTCGAAGGTAAAACGGACATGCAGGACAGCGGTCGAATCATAGTCAAATAGCTCACCACCGGTCGCACGTCGGCCTATCGAGGCCCCGTTAACGGTAATGCCCTCGGTCGGAGGAGCCTCCAACTTTAAGCGAATAAAGCCGTCTGAGTCGCCATAATCGAAATCAGCCGCCTCGACGATCATGCGGTAATTTTTGGCGGCAGCAGACACGCCTTCAGATGGGACCGTGCCACTCCAGGCGGTCACCGACAGATCGATCTCATCGCACACATGAACATGCTGACAGCGATTGATCGCCATGACACCTTGGGCCGACAGGCCGCCAGTGGCGATCTCCATGTAATCGACGTAATAGCTGGAATCGGTGTAACTATTGTCGTTGGCGCAAAAGACCCCACTGTAGCCTTCTGTCAGGGTAGAGTCGGTGGTTTCAAGCGTCCATGCGCCAGGCTCCGGATCACCATGCTCCCACACTCTCATCTTCAAGGCCGTTCCTTCGGCCCGACAGCGCATCCAATACCAGGTGCTTGGAGTAAGGGTAAAGTCCGTCTGGATAAGCGTGTTCCAGCTGCCGTCATAGTGGGTGATCCGGACCCTATCTTGCCCCATGAGGAGCCGAAACCAGTAGGATTCATTGTCATAGAAGTTTTGATTAAAAGTCTCAGGCTGATGGCGCAGAAGAACCGCGATAATGCCATCGAAATTAAAGGGAGTCATTACCTTGACCAAATGCTCCGAGTCCTTGACCCTGAAATCACAGTTAAATTTGTACGGGTAGAGAAACCGCCAATAATTAAGGCTGTAATACCCCTGCTTCCAGGCCAACATGGATTGCTGGCCGTCGCCAAAAGCATCGATAGCATCCGCTTGGAGCGACGAACCCTGCGGAGTAAATACTGATTGCGGATAACTCCAAGAAGCTGAACCGCCCACGCCTTTGGCAAATTCGTGAAAATCTGTTCGCCAACGCCCTTTTAACCGGACAAATTCGCCCTCGTGGTAATGTGCAGCCGATTCCACGTTCAGCGTTTGGGTTTCTGCGGGTTTGGCTCCGCGCACCCAAATTTCCTCGACGCACCAGATATAGTTTTTCGCAAAGCCACCGCCAGGGCATTTGCTCCTATGATAGCTATCCAGCCCCCCAAACTGGTGCATGTTTTCCCATGAGGTATCCGTCCATTCGGGCCAATGGCCAATCCGCTCGTTGGTCCTAATTTGCTGACCGCCGCTATTTGAGTAGATGGTTCGGCTTCTGTCCTGCTGTGCGCAACCGGAACGTAGACTAAGGGTAGCGTTTGGTCCCCCCTGGTGATGGAGAAGCAGCTCTTCGCCTTGCCTGACATCCATGGACATCCAGTCGGTTTCGACCTCACCGCTGTCCCATTGTTTTGTGTAGGAACCGGCATCAAAAGTAAATTCTGTGGCAGGCTCTAAAAATTCGTGAGTATCTCCAAGGCGGCGACCGAGTCCCAATCGTCGGATGTCGTTGCCAAAGGTATGGTTGTAGCCCTGGCAAACTATCTTGACCTCGGTCCCAGCTGTCGACAAAGGCTCGATGTGGGTTCGGGTCATAAAGTATTCGTACATGGAAAAATAACTAAGGCCACTACCTGGCTCCCAGACCGCCGCTGACCACGCCAGGGTCTCGGTCAGGACACTGTCGACGATGTGGTCGTGTATAGCGCCCGAAATGGAGAAGATCTCGATGTCCAATTCATCGTTGTCGATGACGTCCAGATCGTTACCGCCTACTGGGGAGATGACCAGGTCGGTCGGCGGGATGATCTCCTGGACGACTATCGGACCCTCAATATCGTGTGTATGGTAAGCCCCCTGGACCCACCAGAGCGGATCGCTGGTCACCACCAGGTGATAGGCCTCTGATACCCACCAGAGGGGATCGTCGGTCACTAAGAGGTGGTAAGCCTCAGCAGTTGCTATCCAAAGATCCAGGCTGACAGGATCAACGGCATGTAGGTGGTAGGCCTCTTGGACCCACCAGAGTGGATCATCTGTCACCAACAGGTGATAGTCCTCGCCTGCATCGGTGTGGACCAAGGTGATTGGCGGAAAGATGTGCTGGATGGTAATCGAGCTGCCGTCGTTGTCGTCCAGATAGTTGTAGGATTCTGAAACCCACCAGAGCGGATCGGAGATGGCATGCGTGAGATAATCTTCACCGGCATCGGTGTGAACCAGGGTGATGGGGCCTGCGGCGAGCGTTATGGTAACCGCGATGGAACCCGCAAGCGCCTGGGTGTTTGTCGTGTCATAAACCTGGAAGGTGTAGGTCGAACCATCGGTCGCGTTAGTGAAGTCCAGGCCCCACAGGACAGCCGTCCATTCTTCTTTGGCACACGCGCTTCCGGTGATAGCGCCGTCAGTACATTGAATCACCCCGACTGCCGTGTTGGCACAACCGGCAGGGGTGCCAGCGCACCGGTCGGTCCCTGGGTTGCCTTCAGTCAGCCCAGCGCTATCATAGGCGCGAACCTCGCCCGATCCAGCCACAACATCGCCATAACCGCCGCCGTCCTTATCAACCTGAAGCTTTAAGCCGGTCACCGCCGACGCCTTGTTACAAGTCCCCGCGTTACTGTAATTCACCTGGGTGCAGAGGATCAGGGGCGTAGCTTTAGCGTGACCGGCAAGCGGCGTATTCTCGGTCCCGACGTTAGAGGTGTCCGCGTCGTTTCGGAGAATCGAGTTGTGATGATCTGCTAAATAATATGTTCCCATTTAAAAATACCTTATGCAGCACCCCAGATCTTTAAAATCGTTTTCGGGCGGGTCGTCTATGCAGCAAGACGGCCTCTGATGCCCAGCTGAACAAAGCCCATCCTCGGTTAGCTTGTTGCACCGGCCTTCACCATTGGTGCCAAAAGACAAATAATCGTCAGGGATCTCCAGGCAGCAGGCCGCGCACTGGTTGCATCGGACAACCTTGAGCCTGACGCCCTCCCTGTCGTTCCACTTGAAAATCAATTCTTGATCAGCGGTCAGCCTTAGCTGTCGCTTCTTCCTGGCCCAATCCGGAAGCGCCTCGATTAGCTCTTCGATAATTTCCATCAGCTCTCTCATGAAACCCTCCTAAGACTGACAACCCTGGTGTACTTAAAGCCGCCACGGCGCGGCAGGGCCTGGTATTCAATATTGTCTGAGTCCACCATATGCCACTGCTCAGAACTCAGCTCTAACCAGCAGTTTTGGGTGATAGCCACATTGTCAACCATCTGATCACAGCTGGCCTCCTGGACCGTCAACCAGGGGTGGATCCCAGGGACCTCGGCCACATGGTCGTGAAAAGCCTCGGCCACGGCCATCGCAAAAACATTCTGCAGCGCCAGCGGACCCTCATCCACCAGGGCATGAGCGGATTCGGCGATAACGAGGTGGACCCCCAGAGCGACATTGTCCGAGACCACGGCGTGGTCGCCGTCTGCCGGTCTTATAAAGTCCTGGTTAAAATCGATATTGTCAGAGTCCATGGCATGGCCGGACTCAAGCACAGACAGATTGCGCCTTGTGGTCATCGCGCAGTTGTCGACGATATGATCGTGGATGGCCTCATTGACCGGCATGGATACGCCCAGCCGGAGGTGGTAATACCCCTCTGGGGCCTGCTGGGATTCATGAAAGTGGAAACATTCGGCGGGGACCAAATTGTTTACATCAGTGATCGATACGGTGAGCTGATCCGCATAATGGCCATGGTACGAAGACGCCACCTCAAGCTGAAATATGATCCGGTCGGAGTCCGTTGTGTGGTAGGCCTCCTGCACCAAAAGCGGAACAGCCAGAGCTACGAGGGGGCTGTCGATATCGTGGTCTGACTGTTGGGCGAGGGTGTGGACCGTGAGCGCGCCAAAAGGACCATCGTGAGCGTGGTAAATCTCGGCAACCTGGAGCGCAATATCCATGCCCTCCACCAGGTCGGAATCCATCTCGTGGGAGCATTCGTTGACCCCCAGGATCTGTCGAATCTCGATCGGGAGTTCGTCGTTGTCATTGATATCGTGATAGCAGTATGCGGTAGCGATCAACAGGTCCAGGCCGAAGGTGTCGGCAAAATGTAAATGATAAGCCTCCTCTATCACTTGCAAGTCGGGCCAAGCAATTTCGGGAGAGTCCGTCTCGTGGTAACAGCTATTTGGGATTGCATTGGCGTTGAAGACGCCCAGGGCATCAATGACATGGGTATGGAACGCGCCATTGATGGAAAATACATTCGCCTGGTCAGCGACGTGGGCGTGATAAGCGCCATTGATCGAGTAGGCCTCGATGGCCGCGCCGTCATTGTCGTCCAAATAGCAATAGTCTTCACCGCCATCAGGATGGACCAGGTCGATCGGGGCGACAACCGGCGTGACCGTAATCGGGTTGCCGTCGTTGTCATCGGTTTCGTGATAACAGGAATGCGGCACCAGCACATTAGAGGCCGTCGCATCACCAGTGGCGATCGAGATCGTCTCGTAATATGTAGCTGCGTTGCCGCCCCAGGTATTGTAGCCACAACCAGGGCCAATCCACCCGCCAGCGCCCATTGTGTCGTCGGTGACTTCAAGGTGCCAGGCGGCGGGTTCGGGCGAACCCTCGGCCCAATACTTCGCCTTAAACTCATCACCCTGAAACCGGAAACGGCACCAATACCAGGTTTGATAAGGCATCCCTGGGGGCGTCAGGTTTAAAGACCCAAGCGTTGTCCTGGTGTAGCCAGGAACAACCTTGTATATTACGATCCAATCGGAGCTACCTGATTGCTGATAAAAATCAACATTATAGCCCCAGCGGTTGTAAGAAGGGGGTTCCCCGCCTGCTCTAACCCAAAACGTCGGCTGATGATCCTGAATGGTGTTCGTATAAAAGTTGAAAAGGACTTCGCCGTCCCTTACTCCGCTGTGCGTCAACCAATTCCACATTGAAGGGCCAGCGATGGTTGACTTGCAAAGCGCCACCTGGCCTTCTTTGCCCCCAGCGCTTGCTTTCGTCCAAAACGTATTATACGCGTCCGTGTACCATTTGTTCGCTGAAAAATCGGCAGGGATTTGGTCGATGACATCATCCCGAAACTGACGGTAGTCCTTAATCGCCATCTGAGGCTCTTCGCTTGTAACCTCGTGGTAGCAGTCCTTGGCATTGGCCCAAGCAGGATCAATCAAGATGACATCAGAGTCTACAGTGTGATAGTTGCCCTCCGTCAGGCCAGGCAGCCATTCAAGCAGCCGGAAGGAATCGACCTCGTGGCGATGGTAGGCGTCGTTAATGTTCAACAGGTCGGTCTGGGTGGTGACCGTCATCCCCCCTACCGGCCAAACGACCCGAAACTCATGGCAAAGCAATTCCCAATTCGGGTTGATGGTCCAGGTCATAATATAGCTGTGGATCCTAAATGGGGGAACGCCAGTCCACCCTTCCACGGTTCGGAGAAGCGTCCACTCTCCAACGGCAGCGTCTCTGACCCACCACTGGATTGTGGTGCCGGTCTTGGTGATCCGCATCCACCAATTAAACATCGGCTCTACACGAGCATATCCGACCCCGTCAGTAATGAATTCGGCATCATATGCGGTGTACCAACTGTGGCCGCCGCTATACGCCCAGTAAAACTGCATTCTTGTCGCGGGATTATTAACGTCATAAACGATGGTTCCAGGCGAGCAAGCACCATAGTTGTAATTCATCGTGTAAAAATTGGAGACCTTCGCCCTGATCTCAAAGTTGGGTGTATAAATGTAATTCCGGTGGTGAAGATGAAACTGATTGTTGTTGCATGGGGTGGCATTAAGCATCCCATCGCCGTTATGGATATGGAACATGGTGGTGGTCGTTCCGGCTGGATAAATCCATTTATCATCGGCCCAGGGATCGTCATTTGCCCCGCTAAAGTCGTCATTGTAAAACAGGCCGGAGGCGTCATGGGAGTGGACGTTGCTAAAGATCTGCAGCCCCTTGGTTGAGTCTTCACCCATGGTAGGTGACTGGGCCTTGTGAGGATGGGAACAGCTATCGGGATACACCCAGGCTGGATCAATTATGACATTATCCGCCACATGGGCGTGGGAGGCGCTTTGTACAGCAGCTGTGTATTGATATATTACTGTCATAATAAAAAAAGGGCGAAGATCCACACTCGGCGCGGATCTCCGCCGTAAAGTTAAACCCGCGCCTTTTTAATTAAGCAGGATCTCGAATCTCAATATCCCACGCAGGGGTGTTCACCTTGTTGCCATTACTCAAGCTCTGGGAGGTACAGGTGGTCGTGTACAGCACCTTTTGCAGAGAGGCCGAAGATGAATGATATTGAATAACACCCACATGAGTGGCCGAGGCCGAGGACGCAGGGCCGGTGATGCTCATCGAGCTGACCGCGTTGACCGCGATCTTGCGTCCGGAACTGTCCCCTTCAGCAGGGCCGGTATAAGCCGATGAAGCGATGGTTTTCGTCGCAATCAGGTAACCGGAGCTTTGCTCTGGCTTCATCGCGTTGGCATACGCGGAAGCTCCGGTCGGCTCGGCTGTCAATACGATCAGCCTGGTTCCATTGGACTTCAAGATATTCAGGGCAGCGTCCAATACGTCGTCGTGTACATTTTTAGCCACTTTCTTTATCCTCCTGTTTGTCGGTTTTAAACTTATAGCCCTCCGGATATTTGTCCTGGGGCCGCTTCGGTATTCTGCGGCGCATTTTGATGATCTTGTCGCACTCCTCGATGCTCAGGTCATGATAGGTCTCGCAGGGCTTAAACAGCTCATTGTCCTGAGTGAAATGCCTGTAGGTCGGATCCCCCCATTTGTAAGCATGGTGGATCCACATCTTCATCAGATGCGCCTTGATCGATTGGTTGGTCTGAGACGCAAACATCTCCTTGGAGAATTGATCGCGCATTGAGACCTCGTCCTCGACATCGTCCTGGTCGAATTCCCATTGGCTGCTGGGGCCACATTTCTGCTCAAACTCGGTGCAGGCCCTCTTCAAGATAACCTTGGGCGCGCCTTTCATGGTGACATCGCCGATAGCGAAGGGAACCACGTCCCCGTCCGCATGGAATTTCAGGTCCTTCAAGTCGACATCAAACATGCGCATGTCGTAGGTTTGATAGGACTCGATCTCCTCCTTGACCAGCTTAAAGGTCTCCTTGCCCTCCTCCAGGGACTTGTTATAAAAATAGCCCCCGTACAGCTTGTTGCTGTTGGCCCTCATGCCCTCGATGCCGCATTTGCCAGGCCGGTCGAGCTTGAGCTGAAGGGCCAGGAGCGTGAAAAGCTCCCACAATGTACGAGGTGCCACGACCACTTTCCAGCATTCGTAGCAGCCCAGCGGCACCTTATTTTCCTGGTACACTTTCTCAAACAAAATCGTGTGCCAAAAAAGGCAGTCCTGATTGTGGGCCGACTTAACGTAATACCAGGGCGCTTCGTACTGCAGCCTGCGCTCCCAGTTGATCTTGCCGTCTGTCCTGAAATGATACCCGTGTTGGGTCCCCATTTGGTATATAAACCGCTCCACCATATCCCGCTTGTCCGCTTCCAGATAAAGTACATTCGTATTCACAGTCGCCTCACTTTCATTAGGGTTCCAGGGTTGTCACGTAGCGCGCATTGTTGGCCTCCATAAAAAGGCCAGCACCATATGCCGCTCGCGGATACGATAATTTGCGTCGGGTAACATTAATAAAAAGCCCTCCGGACGACCCAACGCAGATCCCTTTTTCAGACGTCCAGATGGCTCCTGAGCCGGAGAACTCCGGCACTTCAAGCCCTGTTATCGACAGGTCCAGCCTGGCATCAGTCCCCTCAATCGGTGGGTAATCGGCCACCTCGATGAACTTCACATCCCTGGGGTTGTCCCCAGCCAAGAAAATGGTCCGCTTGTCGGTTCCGACAAAGATGCCGTCTCTGACAGGGCGGACCATCCGGATGCGCTCCTCAAAAAGAGTGAAGTTGCGAGCCAGGTCAAAAGCCCCTGTGCTATAAGGCTCTGAGTACCAAAGCACTTTTCCTTGAGCCACGTAAATTCGGCCATTAAAGTACGCAAGGCGCGAGCCGATGGGAGGATCCGAATACTCTCGTGTAGTGTCCGGCCCAACGTAATCGCCCTTGATCCAGCTGTAATTAACCGAATCCTTGACGTAGCCTTTTTCATAGCCGTTCAGCCAATAAACGGCGCTATTGTGTTGCATCGCGGCAAGCCGCGCTCCTGCAGTGACAGTCGCCACAGACGCAGATCCGTAGCTACTGTCGAGCACACGCAAAGAGGTGCCGGTGACAAATATGCACTCACCCCCCTCACAGAACATGGAGTGACTGGCCTCGGTGCGAACCGTGGCCGTGAACCCCTTGCGCCGCGATGGGCGTCCGGTGCTGTCGTGGTCGATGTTAACGGCAACCGCTAAATCCTGAACCCCGCTCTTGGGGTCAAAGGGCAGCCGCACAGGGTCGACCTTTACGTTCAGCCCAGATGAAGCGCTAAATGCGAGAATCGGCTTAGCCATACAGATAGGACTCCCAGTCGATCTCTTCGGCAATCTCTTCAGGCTCGTCTTCTTCAGGACCCAGGAACAGCCTCAAATCTCCTTCAGCCTCTTTGTACTTTTTGTCGTAGTACGCGGTGTTCACCTTCTGGCCCTCAAGGCCATCTTCGATCTCCTCGTAGGCCTCGCGGCAGGCATAGCTGACCAGCAAGTCCTCGGTGAGATGTTCGGGCAAACACGTAGGCTTGTCATATCGATCTCTAAGCCGGTCGGGATATCGATAATAACGTATGCGGAGAGTCTCGGCTGTCTCTGGAACCCGCTGGTAATAGAGCCTTCGTTGGCTGACCGTCACTCCGATGACACGACCGAATTGATCAAGCTGCGAAAACAGCCGGTACAATTGAGCCAGGCTGCCGTAGCGGCTGATCTTGCGGTTGTGCGTAGTGGAGTGGCAGTAGCTGAGCTTGCGTTGATAATCGGCGGGTAGGTTCACCCAGTTGGATCGCGGATCCGTAAGAATGGGCCTGTAGACTTCCAGATCCGCCAGGGTAAACTTACCAGATACCTTCCGCAGGCAACGGTTGAACATCTGAACGATCCGATCGTGGGTATAGCTGGTATCCTGGATCTTGTCCTTAACCAGGTCCGTCAAGCTCTGGGCGTCATCGACTTCGTCGTGGCCCCATTGCTCGCCATAGCCCTCAAGGACCGCCAGCTTGGCGTCAAGCTCGTTGGCCATGGGTTAGTATCCTATCGCCATCCAAAAACCGGCAGCAGAAGACGCAGTCACGATTGTGATGGAACTGCCTGCCGCAGGCAAAGTCGCATTGACAGCAGGAGCGGTAGACGTCACAGCTGAGCCTTGTTGCGTCAGCTGGACGTGTTCACACTGCCGCAGGCCGGTATCAATATTCCCACCACCCACAGAGGAACAGTCATATGTCCCCATGTGGATTCGTTTATTGCCAAAAACAGTTTTAACAGAGACAGCAGAGTCAAAAGCCATTGGTATAAATCTCCTTATTGATAGTTAAGCAGGGTGATAGTAAACCTGTGCCTACCACCCTGCCCTTGGGGTTGATGCGGATCGGGGCCTTAGTCAATCGTGTAGAAACACGGTTTCTTTTCGTCATTCGCGCCAACGGTCCCCCACGCGATTGCCGCCTGATAGCAAACATCGATATCGAGCGCCGTGGCGATCGAGGCCAGGTTACCGGCCTTGGTGTCGTCGAGAACCAGCACGGTTCCCACCGCAGAGGAGTCCTCTGCCATATACAGACCAGGCCCATGGGTTTGGACCCAGCAGTAATACTCGGCGGTGACCGGCACGATATGGTTTCCGGCACACATGTTCTCATCGGTGGTGGTGATCGTCAGCCCCTGCCAGATGGACTTGGCGATCGTGAACTCCGATGTCGATGCCACCAGGGCAACGCGGATCGCCTCGGCCAGTCCGAGGGTAATCGCGGTGCCACCGAGTGCGCAGTAGGTGCTGTTTTCGATGAGGTACTGATGGCCCTCACCGGTTGCATCGTTGATTTGGAGATACCCGCCTTGGAAATGGTCCTCCCCGTAGGCAGCCGCAGCCGAGGTGATGGTCTCGGTGACTTGCATTTCACCGATGGCATGCGCCGAAGCACAGGCCTCATTCGTCACGTCCGCCACAATGGTAGCTGCGGGGCTGCATTCACCAGCGATCAGAGGCGTAGCTCCGGCACGGGCGTAGCGAAACATGCGCCCATCACGGGTGATTCTGAGGGTTCCAAGTTTTTCCTTCGACGTGGAGCTGATCTGAAACAGCCCCTGACTAAAGCCAGTTCGTTTTAATGGTCTTACGGCCATGATAAGCCTCCTTTTAGGCTGGAAGCTTACCGGTCCCCACCCAGCTTCCTTGGGATTATCCGAGGACCGATATGGATTGATTAAGTGATTGCTGAATACCCCTGATGGGCCTTTCTGTTATTGACGACCATGTTGCCGTCCCAGTAAATCTTCATGGTCCGATCCTCCGGTGAATCCGGAATCACCTTCCACTTGGAACGCATCATGTAGCCGTCCTGGTGAATGGCGAAGCCGATATGGGTGGAGTTGATCAGGAACAGGTGAGAGGCCGGAATGTAGTCGTCAGGAAAGATGTCCTTGCCCTCGAAATGCAGGCCGGTGAAACCGGCAAGGGCGGTTTTCTTGCCCTCGGTAAAGCGTTGCTGCACCTGGAGAATGTCCGCGATGGTGTTGTAGTTGGTCTCGCTGGTGACGACCAAATCCGGTTTCCCGTTAACACCGTCTCGGATCTTGGCGGCGGATGCGCCGGTACGGATTTCGTTCAGGGTAAGAACGGTTGTGCCGGAGTCCATCTTGCCTTCCCAGGGCATGGTCCCATCACCGGCAACCAAGTCCTCCTCCTCGATGCCGCCAAAAGCGAGACCAGCGGTCTCATGGCAACAGGCGCGGAGGCCGGTAAGCCGTGTGGAATTTCCCCCTGGAAGGTCATAAACAGATCCCGCCAGCAGTTTGGTTAAAGACTTCTGAGCGCCGCCCACACGTTGCTGCACGAGTTGAACCTCGGCATAGCGTCCGGCATTCTTCAGTCCATCGATACGGTAAACAGTCGCGTTGGAATAGGCATGCTTCCATTGGAAATATGCCGAGTTAACGCTTTCACGGTCGTCGGAACTGACCGTGTCCCCACGGCTGTAGAATTCCGCCTCTTGTCCGTCATACTCAAGCGGTACGCGAATCTTCTCGCCACCGTTAGGTCTCTCCCAGAGACCCGACTGTTTCTGCATCAGGTAGTTGAGCAGAAACGAGGTGTTGAAATAGATGTCGATCGCCTTCCCGCCATCAGCCATAAAGTAGTCGTTCGTTATGGATTCAAGCTCCTCAAAAGGTAGTGCCATCTTATAGCCCTCCCGTCACAGCGGTAGGACTACTGCAGCCTGGCCCTCGACCTTGCTTCAGATCTGCGAGCCAGCACGGTAGTCAACCCGCCATGTTTTTTAGTGTCTTTTAGGTCCAGGTTGGTTTCTGAACCTTCAGCAAGCGCGGAAGACGCCGGTCCTGCAGAGAGGGAATCACCAGCGATTTTCTTGGCCTTGATGTCTTTCATGATCCGTGCTTCGGTCTCCTTGGCGGTCGTTTCTTTGACCTTATCCAGGTCTGTCTTAGCCTCGGCAGCCTTTTTTTCGGCTGTCAGCACCTGGTGGGCGGAGATTGCGTTGTGTCCTGGGTTTTTGTCCATAAACCGTGTGATTTCGCCTTTGTCCCACATCTGATCAAAATCAGGATGTTTGGTTGCATACGCTTCATACGTTTCGTAAACCGAATCTTCGTAGCTACGGGATTCAAGGGCGGTATCGAGCAAGGCCTTTGTTTCATGCTTGCTCATTGCCACGATGTTATTGGCATACCCAACCGGATCATCATCCTGCCATTTTTCCAGTTCCTCTTTCGACATCTTTGTGATATCGGTAAAGGGCAGGCTGGATGAGTCAGAGCCACTTTCGCCATCCTCAATCCTGCTGAGGCGGCCATCGAACTTGGAGGCCTGATCACGCAGGGCAGCGTTCTCGCTCCTGAGTTCGGTCGCCTCACCCTCAGCGGTCTTCATACGCTCGTTCATTTCTTGAAACCGAGGATGTTTATCGAGACGACCAACTTCGCCATCGTCAGAGCCATCGGCGGCAGTACCGCCTTTCTTGTCGGATCCCGCTTGGGATTCGCCTGTAGCTCCTTCACCCTCAGTACCTTCGCCGCTTTTAGCGTCTGACCCATCTGGTTTGGTGCCTTCAGTGTTATTCGCCGCTGCCGGATCGGTCTCAACAGGTACAAAATCTACCGTGCTGATAAGGTCACCACTCTCAGAGGTTACCGGAGCTGACGATTCTCCAGAGTCTTTGTTTAGCGTCGCGCTGTCATCAGCCATGTTGAACTCCCTTCAGTGAATGAATAAAAAAAGCCCGATAGGAAATGAATCCCATCGGGCTTACTAAGAACCTGGCCCATTGATCGGGCCTATATTAAACCGACATTGCCGTTGGTTTAAGTCAGGGCGTGTAAGAACCGGTGACGTTGTTTATACATGATAACTGAACGTCGTCTTTAAATTCTTTAAAGCATCTTCTGATACCCCCATCAGAAAAAATAAAGGTTACGGTTAATTGACCTGTGTACTGATTTTCCTGTAAATGACGCCCTATGTCAAGGACTTTCTGGACGTAGCTCTCCATGCCAGGGGCTTTGTTGTTTGGTCGGTGCTTTGCCATTAGGTCGGGTCGAACTCCAGGTGGAAACCCCACTTGTACTCCACCAGTTGCAGCCAGCTTGCTTTTATGCCAAGCTCTTTAGCCAGCTTATTCAAGACCACACGGATCTGAGCCTTGCTGACAATTTTGGCATGGTCCAGGATGTCCTCGGCATTGCCATCCGGATGGAGGCTGCCGTTCATATGGACGCCGTCGCGCCGAGAGCTGATATGGACCTCGGCCCCATTTTTTTCGTATAGCGTTTCAATCCTACCGTGCGCCTTGCGCATGATCGGGGACAGGCTCCCCCGACAGCTCTCCTTTACCCACGTCGTCATGGTCTTCCTCCTTTACCACTGGGCAGATTAGCTTCAACCTGACAGCTCCCAGGTAGCACTGCAGATTTATGTCCGGACGCTTCTCAAATTTACGGCAAATAAAGGGTCGCTTTTCGTAGATCAGGCAGCCCTTCCCGTCATCGAGATGCTGGCATGGCAGCTCAAAGGCCATGAACATCTTTTTGCCCCACTTGAGTATCTTAAAGCCCCAAGTGTCGGCGAGGATCAAGAAGTTTCGCCGCGCCCTTTCTTCGCTTTTAGGGCCTTCGACGATCGGAACAAGCAGGGTGCGGCAGCACATCTGACATTCCACGCAATCGATTTCAAGATTCTTAAGATCCTCCTTCAATACCTCGGAGGAGATGGCCCTCACGCCCTTGCTCTTCTTAAGCGCCTCCGCCTCAGCTGGCGTTGTTGGCTGGGGGCGTGGCCTTGCTTCATCAGTCATTTAAACCCCTTATGGGTTAGTTGTCACAATGACACTGTCCACAGCATGCGCGTGATACCCATCCTGAAAAGAGCCATAAAAGTTCGGATCGTAATCATGGATGACACGCCCCTGGCACCGCTCGCGGTCCCTGATGTAGTCCACATCGATGTCCCTGAGCGTTATGGTATTGGGCATTAAGTTGACCCGATTGCACATGGAGGCCAATGTCAGGGCCAGCGTGTCCCGCTCTCCGGTATCAAATGAGTAAACTTCGTAATTTGCCATCTTACACCTCCGTCAGGACCAGGTCACCATCCGCGAAATGGAGGCTGCTGGACTCTTCGACATAGATGCCATCAAAGATGACGACGGCTGCCGATTTGCTCCGATCGCGCTGCAGATAGATCACGTCGTTATAGCGCAGGGTCGCGCCGGTCCCCAGGCTGTTGATGAAGTTTTTCATCGCCAAGACGGCCAGCGCGTATGTGTCCTGTACGCTCTCAAAGTAACTGGTTTGATAGGTTGCCATGTTATTGTCTCCTCCCTCGTGGTCCACTCGACCTTGCCATTAAGCCCTTGATCAGTCTGGGGCTGTAATCGAACATCGGCTTATACCGATGCCTTTTTCTGGCCTTCGACTCCGCAATCGCCTGCGACCTCTTGCTCCGCGTCCTTGTTCTGGGCTTGCGCCTGCGCTCACTCCTTCTTTTGCCACTCGGCGTTTCCTCGCCTGGCACCCAGCCATGCGCGATGGCGTTGAGCAGGCGCTGCTGGGCCTTGGCCTTCTTCAGCGTGGTCGACTTTGCATGCACTTTTCCGGAGGGTGATTTAACCTGTAGCCTGTCCTTGCCCACTCGTTTCAGATCTGTGTTTCTGATAGGCATGTTAACCTCCCCTTTGTGACAAGCGTATAATGCGCTCTTCCTTGGCTCTGGTGGCGCTGCGCGTCCAGGAAGGGGCCAGTGATTCCTTGCTTACAAGGGATGGGCCATAGCTCTCCTGGCTGCCAAAAGTCGGGCGCATCCCGCCGCCACGGTCACCAGGAATAGTCGGGGACATCGATTTGCGCATAATCGAAATCGAGCCTCCGGTGGTGTTGATACTTATCCCTGCCTGTGATAGCCGCTTCTTCCGCTTTCGAGCAAGGATGTCCTCAGTCGTGTCGTCTAAAATTGCCATGGTTACCTCCCCTTAGTGAGGTGCTTCATGGACCTCTTGGGTTTCCACGGCATCTGTGAAATGTCTGACTTGGGCCGAGGCGGCGGCGCGCCTGCCGGTGTCTTGCCAGTGATGGCATTCACACCCGCTTGTTTTAGCCGCTTTGCTCGCAAGACCGCGCTCTCTGCGTGGCTTGGCCCGAAAACCGGCGTCAGCCGCTGGCCGTAACGCTCCAGCTTGCCCATGAAACCCATAGCTTTGTCTTTGGCGCGCTTAAGTAGCTCAACCACGCCTCCCTGATCTGCCATGATTGCCTCCTGTTGGGATGGCTATGGGGGGTTGCCTATCCTGTTAATGGTTATCGTTATCGTTATCGATTAATCCAGCTGTCGAATTCCAGCATTTCATTATATGTCGGGAACTTACCCGTAAAACACCACGCCCTGTCATCAATATACATGGCTGCCGGAGGCTTTGTCCTGGGCCATTCGATCTGTCGGATCTCGATCGGACTCAGCCCGTGCTTGCGCAACCAATACTGCATGACCCGAAGGCCTCCGGCATCGTGAGACCGCGAAGAGAAAATCGCAGGGATGATCACCTCTGCCCTGATTAGTAGCCGCAGGAACTCAATCGCGCCCTCTACCGGTGGATCCGAGACTCGGTCAAAGCCTTCCCATCCGGAGGTATACGAGTGTATCACGCCGTCAAAGTCGATGCACACCCTGCGCTTCATCGCTTTGACTTCCCGTATCTCCTCTTCCGCATCAGCCTGCTCCTGGTGGCTGTCATTTATGGCGGTGGTCTTGGGGCCTCTGTCTTCTGGGTCAAGATGTGTCGTTGGCATTTATTAGTCCAGTGTCACCATCATTCGTTTCTGGTGCTTGTCCCATACCTCCTGTGCAATTTTACCGTCATCGGGCATAGGGGGAGTTTTTGGTGCTTCGCCTGGCTCCATGTTCCGGACGCCCTTGCCCCGCTTCCAGGCATCGAGATCAGAGCGTGTCATTCCGGAGGACAGAAACCGCTGGTCGTGCTTGTCCCCGTCCTTGTCCACCACAGCTGCAACTGTACGAATCCATTCAGCATCCTGATTCGCTGTGGGAGCTGAAGACAGGGTCATAATGCGGTGCAAAACTCCACCGCAGCTACACTGCCAATCCCTGTTACACTCGGAAATCGGCAAGATTCTCTCCTCGATAAAATCACACTTATCGCACTCAAAATCATATACTGGCATCAGGTAATCTCCAGGGGTTTCCCTCCGGCAACGAAGTGTCGCATCGAGCGGGTGAGCTGAACCGTACAGGTGCTACCCGCGCTGAGCTTCTGGCTCTGGACAATCCGATCTGCCTCGTGGACCTCAACTATGACAAGCGGCTCCTCACCCTCTTTAGGCCGGTCGAACTTGATATAGATCTGACAGTCCTGACCTTTGATCTCAGGAGCCGTGTGTGGATCCTTGAAGGTCACGTTCAGGGGCTGTAATAGGTTAATGATTTTAGCCATTTAAAACGTACTCCTTGCCCTCATGCGCCAGCACCAATTACACATGCAGCCTTGTGGGTGGGGCGTAAACGAAACCGCCGCACTGCTGCAGACCAGGTTGCCTGATGTCGATCCCGTAGCGCCCATCGAGGCCGACCCCAGGGCTGCATAGCGAACCATCGTCGGGATCCCCTTTTCCTGGACAGACTCTTTGGTCTGCTCTTCAGGGCTGGGGTCCGCGCCGTCCGGCTCGTCCTCAGTGAACACCTTCCTTCTGGCGGTGCGCCTTTTGGTCTTCTCACTCCACATTACATCTTCGGCCTGTTTGCGGTCACGCGCCTTAAGATGCTCCAGGTTGATCAGTGCCTGGGTGGGGTCTTCATACCCGATGAGATCCTTACAATTTGCGCAAATAATGGCACAATAAGGCTGTTTTTTGCCCATTAGTGACTTTTTTTGCCTTTGCACCTGACCCCTCATAAAGGGGAGCAGGGACTTGCCGCAGCTTGGACATTTGACATCCGGATGCGGCCAGTCTTTCAATGCCGCTGCTTCGATCGGCATAATCTCCCTTTCTTAGGGCGTTGGCGCTACTCTAAACTGCACCGGCACCTGGAAAGTATGTATTGGGATATCAAAACCATAGGCCACTTCATTGGACCAATCCGAGCAGCCGAATTCCTCTTCAGGAGGCGTCCCGCAGGCTCGCAGCACAAAGTGCTTGGTCACCGTTGTCCCTGGCGTACCCGTGACCGTACCCGTGACCGGCGACATAAATGTAGTCGGATTCGGGTTTTCCGGATCAGGCTCAGGCACAGGGATGTCCACCAGCTTTACATAGGCTCCACCAGCCGTATCACTCCAATGCATTTCCCAGCCGGTCACAAATTCAACCTCGGTCTGGTCCCACTCAAAAGTTACCACTTCGACCTTTTCTGCGGCGAAGGCGAACCTGGCCGAAAGCAGCATCAGCAGTATGATCATCCCATAAATCAACATGTTAATAATTCGGATGTCTCGACTATAGCGTTCGTTCACACTTAACATTTGTCTCTCCTTTTTTGTCATGAACATGAAAGTCACCTCCCCTTAGTCCCGAAGGTGCTATCCCAATGTCGCATTACCCAGTTGGAAAAAAAGGGGTTGGTGGGGACGGCCTGATTTAATCGCCCCCGATTCCGCATCACTCTGCCATCAGGCCCCACTCAGCTCCGCATCAACCACCAACCCCATGCAACAGCCTAATGCCTCCCAGGACCCCATCCCAGTCTACACCATGCTGGCCGCTGCAGCCTCAGTCTACTCAGCGTCTCTTAACTGCGTTTAGTCTCTCCAGGACTTGTCTGGTTATTGGACTTCATACCCTTTTCGATATGAGGTCCCTGTTCTTTCTTGCTGGCTGATTTGGTAGTGGTCTTGTTCCCAGCAGCAGGCTTTTTGCCACCAGTAGCCTTCTTTTTGTCACCATTACCCCCAGAGGCGATCTGTTTCGCCCCCAGCTTGATATCGGCCTCGGTCGCCTTAATGTCATTAACGACCTTGGCCCTTTCAATAGCCAGCTTTTCACGATCGAACTCTACACCAGCAATCTTGACGCTCTGTTCCACTTTCTCGGTATTAATTTTTTCTTGAATGAGCAGGATCTCGGCGGCCACCTTCTCGACCTCGGCCATGACCTTCTGCTCTTCGCCGGAGGGTTCCTCTTCCTCCACGCCTTCCTGCGGCAGCATGGCTGAGAAGGGCGGGATCTCCGCCTGCTCCAAGCTCTTCTCAAACTCTTTATCATCCATCTCGGCGATCTCGCCCATCTCTTGGACCATCATGGGCGGAAAGCCAATTACCTGTAATCGTGCAAGAAATGCACCCACCGGACCCATCTGCATGCGCTTGACGACGTCCTTCCAGTCGGGCCACTCGATCTTCTTGAGCAGCTCTTGGCCATCTATAGCACCCTTATCGAAAAGGGCAAGCGCCTCCTCGCGTTGCTGCACCTTGCTGACCGGCATCGTGGATCCAGACACCACTGTCAGCTTCGCAGGCACGAGCATGTCTCGGCCCCTGATGGCCCTGGTCATCTCTTCGCCGTCCTCCTCGTAAGAGATCCAGCGCTCCTCGGTATAGAAGTTCATGACGTGGGACAGATACATGCGCCCACGTATGCGTATCATTTTGGAATAGTTGCGGATCTTGCCCCTGAGCATGGTAGCTGCGCGCTCCAGCAGAGCCGCGATGGCCTTGTAGGCGATGACCTCTCGGTTATTCGTCTTGGCCTGCTCCATCTCAAAGCTACCGGCCACCAGAAAAAAGAACTCGCGGTAAATTTCAAGAGCCTTGATCAAATCAAGAGGGAGCTTGGGCGGGTCCAGATACCGGAGGCCTTGGGCGACCAGGGCGTTGGAGGGGTTCAGGATGCCTGGCGCATTAGTGAACTGGCTGTTGGGTACTCCGGAGTCCTTGGGGTTGATCACCTTAATCCGGCTGGTACGATCCTTGACCAGGGTGAACTGGCTCAGGGTCTTGTTGACCTCGATGTTCAGCCCTTCCAGCTGCTCGAAATCGGTCATGCCCCAGGGGTTCGCGGTATCGGTTACAGATTGGGTGAGCGAAAACGGAAATCGACCGAATAGGTACGATTGCATCGCCTGCTCTCGATCTTCAGCGAGCAGCTCAGGGTGAATATTCGGATTTGGGACATCAGATAATACCACTTTACCGCCATTACACACCTGGATCCGGCGAATGAAACCTGGATATTTCGGGAACTCACCCTCTGTGGATTTGTCTTTGGCCCAGGCCTCGCAGATAAGGACTTCATCATCAGCGTCCTTCCCAGCCCCAGCGGGATTCAGGATGTTCTTGACGATCCCCGCGAAGGTGCTGAAGTAGTTACCAGATAGCGGAGACCGGCCACCCTGCAGCTCCATACGGTCGTCATTAAGCTCAGCGAGTAGCTCGTGGTCCCCTTGGATCTCAGTGGCCTTATCAGGCCAGCGCCGACGCGCATCGCGCAGTGGCATGGCCCAGTAATGAAAGACGGCTGAGGCCTTCTCGATGTCCATGCACTTGGGCGGGTATACACCAAAATTGTAGGGGTCGACGTTCTCGACCTCGACCTCGCCCATGCCATTTTCAAGCTCGGAGTTGAAGAGGACCTTCTCGATCACACACCCATAGGTCTCCCCATTCTGCACCGACTTGGTCAATACGATCTGCTGTTCTTGATCGTGCCACCAGTGTTCAGCGGTCTTGAGCAGGGTATCGAACACCTCCTCTTTGTCGGCATCGGCCTCACCCGCTTGTTTGATATTGAAAGTGGGGTTGTTATCGGTGAGCATGTTGACCGTGCGGGTCCTGTGGGCATGCAACAGGTTCGCACTGACCAGGGTGGCCTTCTTGGTCTTCTGCTTCCAGTGCTTGTTCTTGCTCAGCTCATAGCACCGGTTCCACTTCGCAGGCAGGCCCAGATCGGCCTTGTGTTGAATGACATCCTTGAGGATCTCAAAGACCCGATAGCCCACATCACCGTTGCCCTCTTCCGGAAACAACTCGGCTGTCAGCTGGGCCTTGGTCTCTATTGTTGGGACATTCTCTGCCATAGCTCTTTCCTCCCGTTTGCAAGCCCGTCGAGCATGCGTGTCGTCTTCACACGCCGATAGGCCAGGCCTCTACAGCGCCTGTACTTGCTCGCTTGTCGCTTAGATGGGGGGATCTTAGCCATGTCACAAGCCATTTTAAACTCTTTGTTTTCGTCAGCAAATTGTCGATTATCGATTGCCAAAAGCCTTAGCCTCCACTGCTCTCTTCATTCTGCTCAAACTCACCACAAATCCCTCCTTCTGGCGTCACTGGCCAATACTGCTGCATCCGGCGAGGAGGCTCTATCACTATCGGTGGGAGACGCTTACAGTTGCCATAGTTAGCAGACTTGGAGAAGGTCGTAATAGGGTAATAATACTTGCACAGCTCACATGCTCTTATGCCAGATTCGGACATTTGTGATACCTTTCGTACCCTTCCAGGGTCTTATAGGTTTTACCGCACAGGGTGCATTTCCAGAATACGCCCAGCTTCGCGGACTTGCCCTTCTCCACATGATGCTCGACCGGCACCTCCACCTTAGTTCCGGTGACCTCTTTCGCATAGATGTCGTAAACACCTTCGGTGGTAAGCACCTGGTCCTCTCGATAGAAGGGCCGCTTTCTGCAGTACGGGCAACGAGCATGCCTCCAATCATCTGTAGGGTGGAATGGCGGTGGAAACTCGTGCTTGGGGTCTTTCGACTCAAACATCGAGCCTACAAGGGGGAACCTTATTTCCTCCGGATCAAACTTGCCGATGATAAAGGTGCAAACCTCACACACCAGGGTCTTCATCGGTTTTATCTTCACAGCTGTCTCTGCCATCATGGATTATCCGATTGTTGTAATAGGTTATAATTTCAACCACTTTAACTATGCCATAGACAGTTACACATGCTATCAGGAACAACGCAAACGGCCAGGTCATTTAGTAAGCCTTTCTGCGAAGGGGCCGTATTCCGATGCGAGCTGGCCCTCTCGCGGTTAACCACGATCTTGGAGATAGTCCAGACACAGGCAATACATTTTACGTGCCGGACCTGTGGCCGGTCCACTCGGAACTAAGCTCAGATGGCATGAAAAAAACCCCGCACAACCATCACAGCCCAGTGGACACGCGCCCATCTTCGTCGTCTTCCATCGCTTCTTTAAAGATGTCGCCACCTTCAGGCTCATTGCCTGACCCTTGATCGGCAAGGACGGTGTCTAAGCGCATGACCGGCTGCTTGGTGAAAATTATGGCCCTTCGGCCCATCCAGTATCCAAAGCCGATGCATAATGCTGCCATGATGCATCCGACAAGGAAATTACCTAATAGTAGCAGTAAGGTCGCCGTCGTCGTATTCATCTTCGTCTCCGAAATCAACACCACCAGCACCGAGGCGGTCCATCTCCATCTCGTGGTCTGCGACAGCCTCGCGCAGATAGTTGTCCTGTTCTCCGCCCAATAGGCGATTGATGCGTTTCTCGTAGCTGGTCTTCCTGGGGGGAGGAATTTCCATTGCGATAGGCCTGGCCATCATAATGTGGGCGGCCTCGTCATAAACGTGGTCTTCTTGTGTAGTGTCGATGTCTTCGACGTCGGTGGGGTCCGCTTGTAGAAGGGGAATCGTTCGTATGAATTGCTCACATGTATCATAGATCTGGACCATGGGCAACTCATTTTCCCTGACCCTTAGCCTTTCATGGAACTGCCTGACTTTGAGGTTCCGACTCGGATCTCCTGGAGCAAGGATGATACCCTTTTTAGCGAAGATTTCAGCAGTCGAAGGACCCTGTCCTCCGCCTTTATAGTCCGGCTTCTTCTGGAAGCAATCAGGGCCTGATAGCCGGATGATGTGTCGCTTCTCCATTCCGTTTTCATTTCTCATTCCTAACTTGATTTCACGTTGATAGATACGTTCAGCGATCTCCGAGTCGGTAATCCGGAGGCCCTGGTTGGGCGTCCCGTTCCATCCATACCACTCGGAGCACCTGAACACTCGGCTGTCTGCATCCACCCACCACCAGCCCACCGAGAAGGGCGCACCAAAGCCCCAGTCGAAGGTCATGTACAACGGCGCATACTCAGGGATGACCCTGGGCTTGCACACATGATTGTCGCGGTTGAAGGCGAACATCTGGCCGATAAAGATGTCCCAGTCCCCTTCCAGATAGGCCGTTCGATATGGTTCCGGAAGGCCCTTGACGCGGTTGATGTAACCAGGGTCCAGGGTCATCAGAATAGGGTTGTCAGCGAGCTTACCAGGGATGTAGGTCCGGACCATGCCACCCTCAGAGTCGGCGGCCTTTTTCATGCCGAATTCATCCCTGTCGCCGTTTGATTTATCGATATAGTGGACATATTCGCCATGGTCACGAGCGGCCTGAGCCTCGATACCCGTTAGGCGACAGAAGTCGACCCAGCGGCGCTTAACGAACTCATGGCCCACACCTCCAGGGTTGGAAGCGGTCGCAATGCCAGGCACCTTGTGGGCGTACTCTTCAGGGACCTTCAGGGTACAGCGCACACGAGCGCGGAGGTAGTCGTAAATGAATTCGGTGAAGGTGGTCAGCTCATCGATGAGCAGGATATGGATCTCAGCGCCCTGGTAGACGAAGACGTCTTTTTCATACTGGCAGTGGCAAAAGTGGATCATCGAGCCGTTCTTGAACTCCCAGCGCCGCTTCTGTTCGCGGTACTTGCCCAGATCGCGGGGGAACTGGTCTAAGGACGGCAGGATATGGTTCTTTTCAAGTTCGGGGAAGGTACGGCGGAATAAATAGATCTGCAAGCCCTTGATCTTCTGAGACCACTTCAGGGCCTCATAGCGCAAGGCATGAGATTTGCCAGGACCAGCAGCACCGCCATATAGGATCTCGTTGGCGGGGCTGTTGTGCATCATAGCCTGCTTGGGCTGGGGGATGTAATTAAAGTAGGCGTGGAGGTCTTTCAAGGTGCTTCTCCTGTGTCGTCCTTGAATTTCTCCGGAAGGGGGGCGACCTCCGGTATGTCGCTATGAATAACGATCACACCGCTGAACTCTTGGTCATTGGCCTTGGTAATGATACCAAGCAGCTTCTCGATGCTTTCGGTGGCGCGTTGGCGCACACCCCAAGCTATCTCTTTGACCTGGAGGACCAGCTCTGTCTCGCCGTCGCCATCAACTGCCTTGGCAACGACCTTGTAAGCGGCAGGCAGCTTGAAGTCGTCCGGCAGCTTGCCTTTAATTTTGATTGTGCGGGTGCGATGTGCCAGGAATTGGGCTTTGCGTCCTCTGGCCAGGGCCTTCTCATCGAGGCCTTTCTCACGCAGGGCGTCCCGATATCCGGACATTATCACATCGACCGCATCGTCACGGGGTATTTCGTCAGGCATCTACGCCTCCAGCGCTACGATACCCGACCGGCTGCTACAATTGTAGCAACCAACTCTGCCAGATGTCAACAAAGGGTCAAATTAATCTCATTTTTAAATTAACTTGACCCTGTTTGGAGCGGCCAGGGGGAATTGAACCCACGCCAGCTTACTCCTACCCGCATGGATAGGCGCTGCTGCCAGGGCTGGAGGCCCTGCGCTCTTCCGCTGAGCTATAGCCGCTTACCACAGGACATAGATGCCATACGAGACCATCCCGATGATATAGATCAGCCACACGATCAGGATGGCCTTCTCGCTCAACTCGTAGCGCTCTCGTTGAGCTTGTGGTCCCCGCACCAATCTATGTCATAAACAACTGGAAATCCGCTCATAGTCGGCGCGTGTCGGCGGCATCGGCCTATATTCAGGCTTGGCACCTTGCGAACATAAGACATACAGGTCGCACAACGCATACCCGCAGCGCGGTGCTGCCAGGGGTCTTTCGGGTCCGCAGCCGCCTTGGCGTTGCCCATGCCTCCGCCTGCCTGGTCTCTCTCTAAAGCTGTCTTAATCTCTGCCATCAGTCACCTTCCTTCTTGAAGGGCGGGATTCGCCCTGTTTCGTCACCGTTAATGTGTCGTTCCACCAGGACCAGGTATCTACAAGCCCGATTGACTGTCTTGACGATCGTCTCTAAATCCCTCGCGTTGGACTTCGCTCGCATGCTTATGGACTCCATGTCCTCCTGGTTGGCAATCAGCCGATTGAGGGAGGTCTTAATAAGCCTGGTCGTCTCTTCTTCCAGCGCTCTGAACCTCTCCTCCAATGATTTAGGGGGTTGATCCGCCATCCTTCACCTCCCCGAAGGTCTCAATGTACTCGACCTTGTCCTTGTTGATGTGGACCGTGCCTCCACGTTCTTTGTTGAAGTGGCACCAGACCGAATCGCCCTTCCAGGTGCCTCTGATTGTCTTGTAGTGGCCGCTCTCAAAGGCCACCAGGGTTCCACCCTTATCTTCTGCCATATTAATCTCCTTCCAACATTTGTTTGCAGCCTTTATGAACTCATCCATAGTCAGCGGCACCTCAACCTCCTTCTTGGCATCATAATCTCCTAATTATCTTGAATGTTAATTGCACCACCACAACCTCGCAGTCGTCTGGGCAGGCCTCTATCGCCTCTTTTTCACGCTTGAAGACCCTGATGCATGAGGTACTCCTCGTCCAGCCACCAAAGGTAGCGGGATACCAGCCGCCTTTCCGCTTATAATACGAGTAGAGCATGTACAGAGGGTATCTCCAGCCTTCGGTCATCTCACCCTCCTTCGACCTTCCCAATTTTTATAACCTCAACCTTTAAACATCCATAAAGCTGCGTACCGCCACCATATTGTCTGCGAAGGCCCCGTGCATGAGTCTCTGCCCTCTTACGGGTTAAAAATATCTTTGGTGGTCCTCCATAGTCGATCCAGCTGTACCATGGGCGATAAAAAATGCCGCCTTTCAACCTTACAATCCACCATGGTGGCCGCGCTATAAACTCATTCTTTACGCCATCACAGAATTCAATGTCACCACCACGCCACGCCTTCATCTTGGTCCTGCTTGGCATCATAGCACCCTCTGCTTGATGACATACGCCATCATCAGGCGCTTCCAGGTCCAGAAGCGGACGTTGTCCTTGCGCCTGTACCAATAGCGATACTCCATCAGCATGTAATCAAGCCGATGCCGGTGGTGCTTATAGAAGTACGTCCTGGACATGGTGGGATCCAAGAACTTCCTCACCGCATCCAGACCCTCTAAGCGCTCATCATCGAGCGGCCAGGTGGGTATCAGATACTGGCACCTGGGACACTCGATGACGTTCTCCTGATCTTTTTGGTGGCTCATTCCACAACCTCATCGATACAAGCTCCACATGAATTGTTTGCATACAGCTGGTTGTAGAGATCGTCGACGACTGCCCCACATCGGGGACAAGTCTCTTCGGTGCATCATTGTTTCTTGGTATCGGTGCTGCCGTCGCCGTCACCAACCAGGTCAGCGGCGCTGATCGTGCCTACATCATCAGGGCCTATCGTCTCAATGGTTCTGGGGGTCTTACCCGTCACTGGCCTGTCCGCCACCGGCTTGGCCATCGCGCCTGGGCCGCCCTCAGCGCCGCCCTCGCTGCCCTCGGTTTCAGCATCGCTCTTGGCCTTATCCATGTCGGCATCCTGGTCGTCACCGTCATCAGCCTCCACGTCTTCAGGCTCTTTAGTCGTCGCGGCGCGAGGGATGGCCTCGATCGCGGTGTAGCATTTGGCAAACTCATCGAAATCCATGCCGGTCACACTTCCATCGGCCTGGCGGACCAGGAACCAGCCGCCGTTGAGGTTGGGGATGGATACGATGCCATCGCCGGTATCGACCGTGAAGGCCTGCTTGACCTTGGCAGCCATCACATAGTGCTCCTCAACACCCTCGGAGATTGATATGAATGGCCTCAGCGCTTCATTAAGACCCTCGATCTGTCCAAAATTACTGTTGTTTAAATCCATAATAATCCTCCTTCCTAAATAGTTGTTTTCCATTATTTCAAGAGCTTTCTTATAAGCCCACAAGGCCGCATCCCCTATGGCGCGAGCCTTAGCCTCTTCTCTCGCAGGGTCATCCTTGAAGATCGGCTCTATGGTATGTCCCCGCTCATGGCCCAGCGTCTCGACCAGCGCGTCCAGGGTGTACATGCCATTGATCGGGCAAAGCCGGATGATCCCTTCCTTCCTATTCACAAAGCCAAAGGTGTTGACATCATGGTGCATGAACTTGACATAGTCGTTGAGGCTGCCGAATGTGCGCATCTCGCCGTTGGACGTCGATATGTTGATCTGGACGTTGTTATTCTTGTCGCTCAGCTCCTCCAGGGTGATGCCGTTTTGCTCGCACAGGTCCTTGAGGAACCACATTAGGATGTCATCGACACTATCGTGCATGATCGTGATTAGCGAGCTTCTTGGATTTGTCATTTTCCACAAACTTAATCATTATGGTCTGCAGCACGTCCAGCACACACTTATCGCACACACATACGCGCTGGGTCCGGTAGAATCTCATAAGCAGATAGTCCTGGCCATCCTCCATCTTTTCGCGGCAGTTATGGCAGATTGGAGGCCTTCCCATGCTGTGGCCTACGACGCATCGCTTGTATGAGATCTCAATTGGCATCGAGTAGCTCTTCGATCAGCTCGCGGTACTTCTTGCGACATTTGTCACAAAGCACAAGACGGCAGCCCTCCGGATAGCGCTTTTCATCCTTCAGCTCATCGCAGATACACATACACACAAGGCACTGTCCGTATGGTAGGGTCTCAACCGGCATGAGCTGCCCTTGGCTTGAACCATCTGGCCTGCTTTCCACATTTACTGTACCGCCAGGCCCCAAGGCGACCATAACCCCTTTGATCGCAACACCAGTCAAAGCTCGCACCATCGCGGCATGCTGGCCTATAAAACGACTGATTATCAAAATATTGGCAGGATTGACATTTATCGAGATAATTAGGATCAATAAACCAGGATCTTATGACCGCACAGAGCCTCTGAGGCAGGGGATCAAAGGGCATACAGGTCTCAGTGCCTATGTACCAGATATCCTTGCAGCCTCCCACGCCCCTGCACTTTTTAATCATCATCGCTTGATCACCTCGACATCTTTGGTCACCTCGTAGGGCATGTGCGGGTGGCGCTTCTTGGTCGCTTGGTTCTCCGCTTCCTCTTCAGAGTGCGCCCACAAGGTGCATTTCTTCACGGTCGTGATGATCACGGTGTACAGATTCCTCCCCCTACTGTCCAGCTTTGGGCCATACGGCTCATCCCCCATCTCGCTCCTTCTCCTTCAGGTGGCGCAGCTCATCGGCGAGGTTGCCAAATTTCTCCTGTAGCACCAGGCACATTCGCTCAACGTCATTGTCTGCCAGCTCCTTTGGCGATATCATCACCTTGCCGTGCTTGATCCCATCGGACAGCTCGATGAATAAGGACTCTTTGTATGCGAAATAAATCCAGGTCATGGCTCACAGAGCCTTTGTATAGCTTCATTACTTAATTTAATCTCAATTTGTATTTCGTTGCTTGGATGATAATAAACACCTGTGACATGGCATACATAGCCGATCTTGTCCAAAAAGAGATAGATTCCGATCTTGGCATCATCAGGTAAATTACGATGTTCATCAATGAATTTCTTTTTGGTTAGTTCAACACTCATGCATCACCTCCACATTCACACCCAGGTATGGTGCATTTCTGGCCGCCTGCACGGGAGGACACCGTCCCAGCCGTAGGTCCAATCCATCCGTACTTGTTTGCGATGACACGCAGATGCACACCGGTCTCTTCGCCGACTTGCCACTGCTCATGAATGGCCTTGATGTAGTGCTGGCTGTCATCGACGAACAGCCCCTTGCCCTTGCCGCATCCTATGCCTGGTTTGCGCCCATCAGTGACGCCATCCAAAATGAATTTGCGGATCATGCCACCGATGTTGTCTGGGTCCATCCTGCGGTCCTTCAGCACGTACCTGAAGGTGACCTCGACGATATCCAGCCTGGGCCGGTTGGGATCTGAGAGGACCAGCATGGTGGCGTGGTCGGTGAACTGCTTCTTGATCCGGTGGTAGGCTACACGGCCTGACTGGCTCTTGAGCAGACCCGTTATCTGGTTCACTCCTGGCCAGGGCCTCCGCTTGTCGTAGCCGATTGGCATGAACAGGTGGTAGGAGTCATCCATCAGTCGGGGACCACATCGACCAAAGGCTCTAAATTGTCCTCAAAATATTTCTTTGTTACATACCACTGGTCGGCATGGTCTTTGGGGTTACGGGCAACCATGCCGCCCTTTTCAGGCGTATCACCATCGGTGACAGACACCTTGCTTAAATCTTCCCCTACGATATAGGGACGCATTTCAGATAACCCTTTCCTGATATACTGCCTAAATTCACTCATAATCATCTCCTATTATTCTCGGTTAATTCCTCACCGATGGCCTGAAGCGAAGCGTTAAGGGCCTTGAGGTCGTCCAGCTCGACCGGCACACCAACAGCCATCATATCATTGATAGCCTCGGCGCTCTTCCGGATGTCATCCAGCTCCAGGGCCAGCTCTTGAAACACCATGGTTTGGACCAGGTAAGTGCATTCCATCGCATGCATGCCTGCAGCGCCGACGCTACCCACATAGTACATCGCGCACTCCTGCTCAACGCAGAACACCACCTTACCTTCGTCGATATCGACATCACTCCTATAGCTCATCTTTGGACATATCTTGGGCATTTCAATCCCTCCTTGGGCCGTCTCCGAATGTCTTAGGTTTCCATCTTATTGGTACGGGGTCTTCACCCGCGTCTGGATCTTTGCATCCTGGGCATCGCAGCTTGTCGTCTCTGTTGCCATAGTCCCAGCCAAGCCCTTTGGGCGTTATAACCATGTCATCGTAAAGGACGTTATGCTTGGATGTGTACGTCTCCTGGTGCTGGCACACCTCGCACCGCAGCTCGACTGTCACGGTGATCCCCATCAGTCCTCGGCCTCCTTGGCCTCCTGATGAGTGGCCTCGCTCGCATACCAGGATCCATCTTCCCGCCAGGCCTTTGCGATCGCCGCTTCTGAGCTTTCCGCATAGATCAGAAAGCGATCAGTCCTCTTTATGATGACCTTGTATAGCTTCATTGCACGACCTCCAGACCTTGCACCGGCACCATGCCACGGCACACGAACTCTCCCTCTTGCAAGACCTCTTCTGTCTCACTATGGTTGGCATTAAAGGCGCTGATCTGGAAACAGGTCCTGCGGCCCTCCTTGATCAGGGCATTGGCCGTCCTGGTAGACCCAGGCCTGATGGAGACAACGTCGACCAGCTCAAACATAAAGATCCTGAAGCCATCCGGATCCTCCTCGCCTTCAGGATAGGTCCAGGAAAGCTCGACCTCGGTCTCTATCGCAGGCTTGTCCCTGCCCAGATAGAGGACGACCGCGATGAACAGGCCCACACACGCTATAGTGATGGCCGCAATCACAAAGTCTCTCATCCTTGGTCCTCCTTCTGCCCACAATACGGGCAATAGTACGCGCTGACCTGGGCCATCCGGTCGTATACAGGATCTTCACCGATCGCCTTGGACAGCTCGGTCTCCTTCTTCAGGATGGCCCACAGGATGAAGCGCTTCTTACAGGCCGCGCAGTTTATAATATGCTCGGTGAGATACCTGGGAATGCTTATTATTTCCACACTGAATAGCTTTTCCATCTCAATCTCCTGGGACCTTCCAGATGACATGCTCCAGGTCAATAATGTAAAAGTCCCGATAATAGTCCTTATATTGGCCACACTTGCGGTTCTCCACATACCAGTGGCCGAAGGTTTCCTTCACATGTACATATGCCAGGCCCTCACGATCAGGGCTTATAACCACATACGTGAGAGGCTTGGGGTTGGACCTGTCGTGGGTTGACTTGGCGTTCACAATAAAGTCAGGGAATGGCCAGGTCTCACGGCTACAGAACGGCCTTCTCACCTCCTTGACCTCGATACGCTCCCACACGTCGTTCATGAAGCGGACGTACAGGTCGCCCTCATCGATGTGGTTTGCCCATTCGTCATAGGTTTCGGCCTTGGTGGTGGGTGAGATTTGGATCGTCTTGCCCTTCCACACCAGAAGCTGCGCATACCACCACACAGGCTTTGCGCTCTTATCGAGGA